TCCATGTTAGAAACATTACCCTGTGTTTCCTGATTCCCTCTTTTGTCCTCTCCAACCCCAAAGGGTGGAAGAAGGGAGAGAAACTCAGCATTCACAGAGATATCTTTTCTAAGCACATCAAGAGCTTTATGAGCCGCCACCTTGTTGTTTTCTGCAAGAGCCTTTTTATAGGCTGCAATGAAGATAGACAACGTGTGGGTAAACTCGTCCTCCCCTGGGAATAACATACTAAGAGTAGCATTATTATTCACAGTACAGGGAGAATAAAAATCAATGATGTACTCAACATAGATTTCACCCTGGACAGCGGTGGTAGTAGACAACACGTCCGGAAAACCAGCAAGCAATCCTTGAACAGCTTGGCGATAGGCTTCCGCAGAGGAACCCATCGTAAAGGTATTTAAAGAACAATACCATACGCGCTCTCCCGTATACTCCATTTCTAGAGTATCGAAATCACGTCGATATGGAATGATCTTACAAGGATCGGTACTTTGAATAGCCGCGTAGCTCAATGAAGCAAAATCTCCTGAAACTATGATTCCAGAATCATTATAATATGCCATAGCAAAAGATCCTCCTACCGTAGTAGGGACCTTAGTTACATATGTATACCTAACTTTTCTGAAAGCATATCTCAAGAATAATGCAGCAAAATAGCCAACACGATCATTCAAAGTGCCAGGATTCAGATACGTGTAGTTACCAGAGACAGCGGATGCTATACCTGAAGTAAAGGCTTGGAAAGTTCCAGACCCTAAATTCACATATACCAACTGTTGTCGGCCAGTCGCTCGAATAGCTGGTCCCCAATCAGAATGCTGAAGACCTCTACCCGTAATATTAAAGGCGGTTGGATTTTTAAGTCCAATCTCCTGAGATATAGGAGTAGAAGTGAAATTCATCATACTGTCAGAACCAGTGACCATAGTCTGATTACGAGATCTATTATTCTTTCTTTTTTGTTTCTTATTTTGTTTCTGTTGTGTGGATTTTGCAGGAGTGTTCTTCGAACCCCTCTGCATGACTATTGAATTATTGGCAACTAGCCTCCACACCAAAACCGTTAACTGTCCATTTCCAGTCCTACCCACACACTACGATCATATAGATGACCCCGAACGAGTGCATCGTTCAATGTGATAATGGGTACCTTCCCAAAAAGTTTGGGAAGGATAGCACTTTCTTGATGTCCATAAAACTTGAAAGGAGATTTGGGTACTACTATTGGTTCCAAGAATTTCATATCCAAATCTTTTTTACCCTTAGCAATATGAGGAGTCACATCCTTCTTAATGATTCTGATAGCCCTTAAGGCTTTTCTTGACTTGCAATGTATATAGCCTTTACCCGTACATTTCTCACGGGAAAGGTTCGCAAGCCAATCATCTCGAGCAAGAGCTCGGGTCTTCTCACTAGTTCTATAGGAAGAAGATAAATAAGGAAGGATGGTCTCTCCACTCATTAAATCATTTCTAGTCTTAAGAAGTACTGATTGTTTTTCAACAATAGTACCCCCTCGATTAGTTTTCTTTTTTCTAACAAGGGAGAAATATTTCATCTCATATTCTAGACGACAATAAGCTTTTCGTCTAGTGCACTCAAGTTTTAATAGCCTCTTATTAGAAGAGACTATCGCCCTCTGTAACACAGTGGTATGGGGAACCTTCATGTACTCACGAAGTTTTGCCCCACATCCACCAAACTCTGAAGGAATGAAAACATTAAGTTTCCCTCCCAACGTATGGATCTTGATACGTTCTCGATTCATTTTAAAAAATTGAGACGTAATATACCTCCTATATGGAACAGGTTCAGTACAAAAATCAAGATTCTGCCAAAATGGTACTTCAGAATTTGGTGAATAACAGAGTTCTAAATGACATAGAGGTATTTCCTTAAAACCTCTGCCCACTCTCATGAAAGCACGAGAGTTTATAACAAGAACATTTTTAGATCTATAACTCTTACCAAGAGAGAATTTCAAGTTATAATCAATGGCCTCAGCGATCATAGAATCGTTGATTGTTTTAGGTGAGAAGGAACCAAAATCATCACCGTTTACTAGACAAGGAGCAGAAATTTTTTCAAACTTATTGCCTAATTTAACAGTAACTTTTTTTCGGCCACACACACCATTCCATAATGATAGGTTTA